TTTGACCATTTAAAAGGTATAACATCTTTAAGCGAATTCTTAGGTGCGTTAGGTCTAGACTTTTCAAAGAAATTTAATGGCAATCCTTTTATAGTTTCCATAATACACACCTCCTATTTTCCATAATATAGTATGCAACAACTATGCTACTTTATTCAGTAACATAGCCGCTAATACACTACTATTACAATTAAAGCATATCATAACTTTTTGTACATTTCAACTATAATTTTTCGTTTTGTAAGTAGATATACTACTAAAAAAATGAAGAAAAGTCAAGTAAAATATGGAAAATATAGCACTATATAAAAATTTAAAATTTTACATAAAAAAAAGAAGTAAGCTAATGCCTACTTCTTTCTAATCTTTTTTTATTTTCTCGAATTATTTTCATTCTTCTATCATATTCTTGATGATCATCAAGTTCTAATCTATGTAATTCTTTGTGAGTTTCTTCGGATAATAAGTAACTTTCTTCATATATAGTATGTTTAGTTTTTCTAAATGGTGGATCATGATGTAATTGTAACTTTTCTTTAGCAAATATTTCCATGTTATACATGTCTACTCTACCGCAATTTAAAAAGAGTTGACACTTTATTGCATTAGAACCTTTTCTTCTACTCATAGAACCACCTATTATATTAAGATAAATCTTGAATTGCTTTATTTATTTTTTCTTTTAATGAAAGTACTTCTTTTTCTAGTAATTTATTTTTTTCTACTTCTTCTTTATATAATTTTTCATAATCAACTGGTGTGGGTTCTATAATACAATCATCATTTACCCAACCTATATTTCCATTATTTAATAAATATGGATTTCTAGCACCTTCTACTATTTTTGTTATAGTTCCTTTTTTGATTTTAGGTGTTAGTTTTTCGGTACTCATACTTGATACATATACACCATTGATTTCTACTATATCGCCAACTTTGTATTTATATGTTGGTGTAGGAGTTGGTGGATAGTTAGGGTTTACAATAAATCCTCTTAATGGATAGTTTTCATTCATACCCCAACGACCATTGTTGTTATATCTTGTAGTAATCCAAAATGGAGTAGAACTGCCATAACCTGATTCGGCTGTTTTAATGCAATTATCATTAACTATTTCAATTACTATTGCAACGTGGCCTGCCAAATCGCCTTTTCCTTCCCAGCAAATTATACTCCCAAGAACAGGTTTAGAAACCACTGATAATCCAGCAGATTTTGCTCTTTCAATAAAGTTTTCGGCATTACAATTTAGATGATATTTTTCATAACCTAAACCTAATTCCTCATTAAATGCACCACAAGCATATCCAACACAGTTGCTTAATACATTACACTGACTATCAGTTGGTTTTCCAACTATACAAGTTGAATAACCCCCGGCAGATTTCGTAATATAATATTTATTATCTGCGGTAGGTCTAGTCTTTCTTATCATCGTCCTCTTCAACCTCCTCAATAATAGCTTCTCCTTCTTCAATCATTTTTTCAAAAGGAACTTCATTTACCTTAGTTTGTAATTCTTCCATTACTTTTCCTCCTTAACTTCTGGTAATCCTGCTATTGATGTTAATAAACTCATTATTCCTGCAAGTATAGAAGCACTGGCTACCATTAGCCAATTAACATCACCTAACACAACAGCACTTCCTCCAATATAACCTATAGCAGCCTGTGCTACGGTTTTTATTGCTCTAATACCTGCTGCTTTTAACCATTTCTTAAACATTATTTCACCTTCCTTCTATTTAATTTTTTTCTAATAAATCTTCACAATATTTTTTTGTTTCAGAATTATATCCTAATTCAATATATTTATCGCAGCTTTCCATTCTATCATGCATTGGTATAGTTGCATTCCATATAGTATTTCTTAGTGTTAATTTTTGTATTTCACTTATCTCAGTTTTGAAATTAAAATATAACCCAAATAAAGACCATAAAAAAACGATGAATGAAATTATCCATCCACCGAAAGTTAGAAATAATTTAACTTTCTTTTCCATTTTTTCCATTTTTTCCTCTTTTCTTATCTTCTATTCACTTGTTTTTGTATATTCTAATGTAACCTTTGCAGTATAGCTTGACCAATTAGCCGATGTTGCTATTGTTATATTGGTTGTATCAACTCTGATGGAACTACTGGCAGAGCTATACATGTTTGATATTGGACTGAATGGGATAGGAAACCATCGAGTTCCATCGTATCCTATGGCTTCTATCTTTTTTATCTCACTTATATTATTGATGCCGTGAGCTACGCTTTTCGATGAATTTGCCGTTGGTAATGATCCAAAATCTACCTCTTTTCTGTATCTTGGCTTATCGTTGTCTATTCCTATTATTGTTTCGGTTGAGGAATAAACATTAGGATATATTTCATATTGATTTTGCACTGTTATTTTTGCAAAATCTACTCTATTAGAAAATTTTGCCATTAACCAAACACCCTTTGATAATGTTAATGTTGCTAATCCAGCTAATCCTCTTGAAACAGTATCAATAATAGTGACATAAAAAACATAACTATATCTTTTATCAAAGGCGGTTATCGGTGTTCCATTTTCTTGCAATATCCAATTTACTTCAATATTATTTCCTGTCCCTGTATTAACATTCGATGGAACTGATAAGTGTGTTGTTTGCTGGTCTCCTACTTTTTGATAATCTATAAAAATTGTTAAGCCATTTGTTGTATTCCCCACTTGCCCATTATACCAAGTTCCTTTTAATGTCAATATTGCTTGTCCACTTGCTTGGCCATTTCTCTTTATTCTACAAGCGGTATTTTCTATGTTTACACCAAAATATAGTAATGCGTTATATTCAGGTGTTATAATTCTTTTTTTTCCACCTAAATTATCAACTAATTCCAATATGAAACTAACTTTATTACTAATTACATCATCACTTTCATTATATTCAATCCAAGGTACATTTAAAGTCGCTTGCGAACTATTTAATGTTGCCGTACTATCTATTTTTACCCCACTTCTTGTATAAATATTTAATTGACTTGGTGTTGCATTGTCATAAAATGAATAATTAACAGTAAATGTTTTATTACTTAAATTATTTACAAATAAATTATCAATACCTATTGTGCTATCATTTTCTACAACTCCTACTAATGATAATTCTGGTGCTTTATGCAAATTAGTTAATTTAAATGTGTCACTAGCACTTGCATCACCAGGGGTATAATTAACAATCGTACTATCTGTTACAGTAAAGCCAATATTAATTGTTTTAGTACCATCACTATCGTGTGGTATTTCTATGTTACTACCACTTTTAAGTGTTACTGTTGAAGAACCGTTGTATGCAGGTATTGTTCCTGTATATGTATTGCTGCCTATTGTTATAGAATAAGATATTTTATTACCCCAACTATTCCAATCATAATCATTTTGTATTGGTGCTATGGTAAATATATAACTTAAAAACGAGCTGTTGTCGCTCGTACTATCTTCACTTACTTTTAATGTAAATTTATGGTGTCCTTTAGAACCATTTGCATTTATCGTCTTAATTAGTGCCATAATTAATCCTCCCCGTTATAGAAGGTTGCATAAGCATATTCGCCATCTACTTCTACTCTTTCATCTATAAAATCGTAATTACTTGTATCTAAAATATTATCGGGATTGCTATCGTTGTACGAATAATAGTTTTGTTCTAACATTCTTAACATTCTTAAAGCCGAACCATCTTTTGAAGTTGTACTAACAATTGTATTTCCATCTTTATAATCCGTACTATCCTCATCTATTGTAGTATGAAAAGAGTTTTCACCAGTACTTATATCTAATCCATTATCATCAAATGTGAAACCCCTAGAAGTTTTAACAGAGTTTATTTCACTTGATATTGGTTTACCACTTTCATCATATTTATAAGTTATGTTTTGCGAAATAATATCTATTGTATATCTATCTGCCGATTGATTTGTTTCAACAGCGCTTACTCTATCTTCAAGTCCATTATTTTCAATACTCTCTACCCTTTGTGTAATACCTTGTTCATTTACTTTTATTTCACTTATATGTTGTTCTACATAATTACTTATTTGTGTATCTCTAACATAAGTAATACTCATATTAGGTTCTAACTCATCAGTTGTATCTATATGAGTTACGCCTTTGTATGTACTTGGTATATCTACTTGTCCTATTTCTTCTGTATATGGTTCTGCTAGGATATATTGAACTTCGGTGTTGTGGGTTGATAGCCAATTTTTAAAATTGGCAAGTGTCATCTCGGTGCCAAATCTTAACCTTAATTCATTTGAAGATGTTATATACATTCCTTCATTTGTATCGGTATTTCCAACGGATGCATATTTAAAATAATTAGAAAAATAATGATGTGAGCCTTTAGTACCAACATTTGCCAAATACCTATATCTGTAAAAGTAATTTGGGGTGCCAGTGTTAGAAATACCCCAGCCTGCTTCTGTACCATTTAATACTGCGGTTCCAATTTTTCTTTCAACATACAACATACCATTTTTAATGTATAGTAAATCTTTTGTATCACCTATGTTACGAAGTGGTTGGTCTAGGGTGTATAGGTATGTTTTGGTAGTGTTATTGTTGTCGCTTGCTTTGATTTCAATACCATATTTTCCATAAGGAATATAACTATGTTGTTGGTTACCTTTTTCTAATTGAATAGTTAGATTATCTATATCATCAATTGTACCTGTATCGCCACTTCCTTCATATTGTGTTACTCTTAAATAAGCAATATCTCCGCTACCTTGGGGTGTACCGCTTGTAAACGAAGTAGAAATTAAATCCCATTGAGTTGTACGAGTTCCACCCGTTCTACCCAAGAATTGTTTGTTTGAATTATATGCAGCTACATAAGAACGAATGGTATTTGTTAAACCACTTAAATAATAATTGGAATTTTCTTGAAAATTAACGGGTATATAATCACTTGTTGCGTTTGTATTGCTTGTTGTTTCAGCACCAGTAGTTGAATTTAACCCTATACCTTTAACTAAACCGCTAAACAAATTCTCATATCCTACACTAACTAATTCACTAGGATAACCAGGACTAGGCATTACACCAAATGGTTCGTAATCAAAATCTTCTAATGTAACACTTCCTTTTAGTAATGATAGTCTATAAGTAAATGTAACGCTACTACCGGGTGCTACCGCAACATAGGTTCTTAACAAACCAGTTACACCAGTTAAATCATCTTTTGTTGTCAATCCATATCTATAAGTTGTATTCGCACTTAAATCTCTTAAATAAACCGAATTAATTGTAGATTTAGGTATAAAATTTGCATCATTATTTGAAAGGGCAATATAATCACCAGAAATACTAGAAATACTTTTAACTTCTAAAAATATAGTGTATGAAGTGTTTGGCTTAATTGTTATATTAGAAGGGACAGCAGTATAATAATTGCAATAAATATTACTACTTCCATCACTATTATCATAAGTGGCAGTAATCCAACCATCACTATCAACGGTTGATCTAGATGGTGTTGAATATGTTTCGTTATAATTAAACAAATTCTTCCCACTTCTAGTTTCTTGTGTTGTTTTACCTTCCAATTCAAAATCAATTAATTCGGCTTCTGCACTGTCTTCTAATGAAATCGATGAACCTGTAGTTGTATCTGTAGGGTTGATTTCTTTTTGAAATTCTCTATCTAATGTATCAACTTGTATTAATAAACTATCATATCCTTGAATAACACCAGTATTTAATTGACCAGTAGTGATGAAATCAGCATTAATTCTACCATCTTGTAAAATTGCAACTGTATATGTTCCATTTATTCCAGTAGAACTATATCCCAATCCACCTAAAGACCATTTCCAGACACTTTGAGCAGTTGAAGGATCAGTAGTGTCCATTAAATACAAAATACCATTTTCTTTATCAATTATAATATTTCCATTGAATGGATGATTGATTAGGTTTTCAGCATTTTGCTGTGCTTGAGTTAGAAAGTTTTCACTCTTTTTAATTTGATTCTCAACATTAATTTGCGATCTAGTTACACTTTGTTTAGCACTTCCAATATCTAATTTAATAAATCTCTTTAAAATACAGTCATAAACTGTCTTATTTACTCTAGCTGTTGTATCAATATTTAATTCTGGAATAATTACCTTAATAGTATCGCCTAAATGTACTGTTTCTAGATTGCTATAATTTTCATATTCAGTACATTTTGATAATTCTACAAAATTAATACCAATTGATATTTGCGGTAAATCAATATCTTTATTAAACAATTCATTAGCTGCATCAGTTAAAGCTTGTTTTGCTTCTGCTAATGTGTGATATGCCTCTTCATCATCTGGATCATACTTAATATCACTAAATTCATATGTCTTATATAGTGGTGTAAAGTAGTTAGATGCTCTTGAGCTTTCAACATAAGTAGAATCAATTGTTAATCCATCAAATCCAATTGGTACAATTCTTGTTGCTACATTGCTAAAATCAAGGTTAAAATCAATACCAGTTAAGTTCTTTTTATATCTAATTGAGAAATTGGCATTACTTCCTCTTTGTTCATGTACTGTAATATTAAAATTATCGTATGATAATTCACCGCCAAATTTCTTTACCAATGCATTATCCTCATTAAAAATTGCATCAATAAAAGTTTTTCTTACATATCTACCGCTTGCTACTGCTGTACAATTACCAGTTACACTAAAATTAGTTGAAACTGCTGCATGATTCAATAACCATGCGAATGCACTTTGTGCTGTTAAGTTCTTTGGATAAACATCTGAAAGAAAATTAAAACTTAGATCAAAAAAGATATGCTTTGCAAATACTGTAATTTTTTGCATGTCTTTTTTTATGTTCCATATTCTAAATGCTTGTCCGTTTGCTTTAATAATATTTTGTTCAATTAAATATTCTGATAAATATCCATCTTTTGCATATTGAAATTCAAGTGTATATGCACCATTTAATTCTTCGGTAATTAGTGGATTAGATAAAAAATCTCTTAATACACCAATTCCGAGTGTAGAAAAAGAGGTGGTCTCTTTACTATACACTGTTAGCATTACAACCACCCCACTTTATACTTAATCGTTGCACCAGTAATACCAGTTCCGAATGTTATTGTATTACTTCCAACTTTTAAGATAGGAAACTCTTGAAGAGTTACTTTATCATTCTTAGCAGTTGTATTTTTATAACATTGCATTAAATTACAATCAATAGTTATTCCAGTTTCAGTAACTTGAACTTGATAGCCATTAATTGTAATTGTTCCAGTACCGGTAATTGTAATTATTGGTGATACTTCAACATTACCACCAACAGTTATTGAACCACTTGCAGCTAATGTATGAGTAGTCTCATTATTTGCATATGCAATTGGATCTAATTCAAATTGAAGTGGAAATTCTTCACAATAAGTTAAATATTTCTCAAAATCAATTTGATTTTTAATTGTTGCAACAAAATATCTATCTGAATAATCTGATAATATTAAATTATGTGTACCAAAAAAGGTCTTTCTAATATCATCAATCTTTGATTTATCTGAACATACACATACAATAGTATATGCTCTTGATTTCCAACTTTTATTATCTATATGAAGTGAGCCACTTCTTCCACTTACTTCAAGTGTTTGTATGTCTCTTTCAGCTCTTGGAACAGGTGGCATATCTTTAACAATAATTTTTAATGTTTCACTAGATACACCATTAAATGTAAAACTCTTCATTTATTACACCTCTGCCTTCTTCTGTAGATAATAAAGTTCTTCTGAAATCCTTTGTATATCCATCTCATCCCTAACTTCTAAATGCTCAATATTTATAACATTGTTATAATTATTCGTATTTATCTCGTTAGATCTATATTTATTTTCTCTATATTCTTGTGCCTCATCCTTATTTAAGATTGCTTCACCTTTATGTAGTAAAGCTGGCATTTCATCATATGGTACATATTCCAAACCTACACGAAGTTTTTTAATCAATGGAATATTTATACCCTTGCCACCTAGACCAGGCACCCAATCTGGTAATTTAATCTTATTAAATCCTTTAATTAAATTATTGATTACATCTATTACTGCATTGATTGGTTTCTTTGCAACATTTAATATTGCATCAAATACAGATTTCCATACCTTAAACATTCCAGTTAATGCATCAGCAATTGCATTTATAGCAATTTTTAATGCACCACTTATAATATTTGCAATCACTATAATTAGATCTATAAATGGTTGCAATAATGCTAATATTGGCTCTAATAATTTCAATATTGGCATTAATAATGCACTAATTAGATCTAAAAATGGAGTTAATAGAGGTAAAACCATTTCTACCAAATCAACCAACAAAGGCATTACCAATTGTAATATCTCATTAAATACTGGCAATATGTTCTCAATAATTGCATTAAATAATGGCATTAAAGCCATTATCAAATCAAATATAGGTGGTAATATTGCAGATGCTAGATCTAATAATAAAGGTACTATTGTTTCTAGCAATTGTCCTAATACTGGGGCAAGTTTATCAAACATTGCTTGTATCTCTGGCATTTTATCATTTATTACCTGGAATATTTGCATTAAAATAGGTAAAAATGTAGTTGCCAAATTATTCTTTAATCCATCTATAGTTAAAGACATATCTTTGACTGCATCACCATATTCTACACCAGATTTAATTGCTTCTTCACTCATTATAAAGCCAAGCTCATTAGCTTTTTCTATTAAACCATTATAACTTTCTGAACTTTGGTTAATTAATGGTGTCAATTGATATGCAACACTTTTGCCAAACAATTCAGTTGCTTTACTTGCTCTTTCTTCAGCTGTACCTAAAGACATGATTTGTTGCATGGCATCTTCCATGTTTAGATCTGTGCCTTCAAGTTTTTTTGCAGCTTTTTCTAATGATGTCATTTCAACTCCGCATTGATTTGCTGCATATCCTAATTGCTGATAGAAAGTTGTACTTACTTTCATTCTTTGAGAACCTTTATCTATTAAGTCGGCATTTTCAGCAGCTGAGCTTGCCATTGAACTTAATGCTTTATATGCAGCAGCCGCACCAGCGGCAACAGTAGTTCCAATTGCCACAGTAGCAGCAGCAGCTTTACCTAAGGTACTTACTAATGAACCAGTACTTCTTTCACCTTCTTGAGTTGTTTCAGTAATTTGCTTTTTTGCATTACTATTATCTATATCAATTTTTCCTAAAATAGTAAAAACCTTATTTGCCATATTCGCCCTCCAATCCATAATCCTTCATTATATCTTTTGCTTTTCTCATGTGTTGATTATATACTCCAATATGAGGTGTTCCCTTAATTCCATCTTGAATTGCATCAAAAACTAATCCTATCAATTTAGGAATTTCATTTTCTTTTTTTACAGCATATTTTAATGAATCTACTGCCAATTCCCAATCATCGAATTTTTCAAGTCCACCAAAATATTTGTGATATAAATGTAGAACTCTTGGAGTTCCAAGCCCTACATTAATTTTAAAAAATCTTTTACTCTTTCATCTTTCATTAGATCCATTACAAATTTAATTACATCATAATCAGCAGCTTCTTCTTTTGAAATACCTTTTACAGATGCAATTAGATCTATAAATTCATTTTCAGCCTTATAAAAGTTATCTAATATTCCTTTTATAAGCATTTTTCCTAATTCTTCATTAGAAATTTGTTTTGTGAAATCAATATCATTAAGCATTGAAGATATTTCCATCTTATTAATAACTAATGATATTTTCGATAAAATTTTTGTATTCATATTTCCTCTCTTCTATTGCTCCCTTTTTCTATATCTATTGTTTTAGATACAATAAACATAAAAAAAGAGAGCAATTATATTCTCTCTTCGTTAAGCAGTAAATGGATTTGCAGCAGAAGTTTCTATACTCCAACAACATTGTTCAGTTGAACTTGTAGCATCATAATGACCTAAAAATTCAAGGCTGTGTTCGTTTTCTGCCTTACTTACACCTTTATAAGTAAATGCTCCCTCATGCATTGCATTAGTAACTTTTAATATTGTGTAAGTACCATCAATCATTTTAGTAACAACAGCAACATTTTTTAAATAGTTAGCACTACCAATTACACCAAAATTGCCTGGTGTTAATGTATTTGTACTAGCATTTACTGTTGCACCTGGAATAGCAAGTTTTAAGTTATCTAAAGAGCAGCAAAGTGTAGATATTTTTAAAGATACATCTTCGCCATCTTTAACTTGCATTCCTTTTGTTTTACCTTTTCTACCATCGAACTCAATATCTCTGATAGATGGTGTAACTGTAAATTCAGCTCCACCACGAGTTGGTCCTAAAACTTTCTCATTAGTTTCACCATAGTTTATTACAACTACACCTTCATCTATTTGAATTTTGTTTACATCATTTGTAGATAAATTAACTAAAGCCATATATATTACCCTCCTATTAAAATATTCTTGCTATAAATGTGATTCTACGATATGTAAAATCTTGTTCTTTTTGTTTTGATAGTACTTGGTCATCATAGTAAATATGAAATCCAATAAGACTATCGTGATAACTATAACCATCTATTCCAGCCCTTAAGCTATCACATATATTATCAATATCTTGATCTGATAATTCATTAACATAAAATTCAATGTCTAAATTACATTCATAACCATAATTAAGTGGTCTAAATGATATAGTAGGTACAACACCATATGGATAATTAGTATCTGTTGATGCCTCTTCATAATAGATTTTGTTAATGGTATTTAATTTTGCCATTATTACTTCGACAAAATGTTCTAACATTAAAACCACTCCTTCTTATATTTTATTTTTTTAGATTTCATAGCATTTATTTCAGCAGTCTCAATTTTACCAATTCCTTCAGTTAATTCGGAAGCCACTTTTTGAAATTTTGCAAACTCAGAATTTCTTAGATAATTATGTTGTCTAGTTCCAGGATTAGTTACTTCATAACCATACTTATTACCTTGTAAATCGGTTAATTGATATGTTAATCTAGCATCTTCATTCCCTCGTTTTAATTCTTTTGTTTGGATCGTATGACTTCCAGTTCCAAATTCAATCCAATAAGGATTTGGATAGAAAGTACCTTTTCGTACATTCTTTTTAAATGATGACTGTGTTAAATATCCTAACTCAATAGAGGCACTGGTTAAATCCGGTGCGACATATAATTCATCAGAATCTTGCGCCACAACACCATCAGCAAGTTGCCCAGTATAACCTTTGATATTCTTCCTAGTTTCTTCAACAATAATATCTGCAGAAGAAGTAAGAGCTTCTTTTGTTAAGTTCATTATTTCTTCAATTACTGCTTCAGAATTATCCTCGAAAGTGAAATCAATTGTAGTCTTGGCCATTTTAATTACCTACTGAATCTTTGTTTTCAATCAATGCTGAAGTTAGTGTTATCTCTATTAAATCTTCAATTTGATATGTCCTTAAAATCTTATACATGTGATCATGGTATTTGATATGTGTAACTCCAGTGAGGTCAAGTAATTTTGCTTCAAGTTTAATAGTAGGTTTTAATCCTACTAAGGCACTCTGATAAAACTCACCTTGACCTACACTTTTTTCGTTACAATAAAAAAGTTCCGGTGTATATGAAACTTTTGGCTTATACTTTGAATTTAATGTTATTGTTTCCCTCATTACATAGGCAACTTCTTTAAAATACATAATTATTCCACCTCATTTGAAGTAGTTTCAGTTTGTTCATCAGTTTCTGATACATTAACTGGAACAATTTCTTCATTGTAAGTTAGACTTAAAAATGATTTTAAATGTTCATAAGCCTTCATATATTTTTCAGAATCGGAATTTCCTAATCCAAAATATGCTTTGCAATAAAGGGTTACAGCTTGAATTATCATACTATCAGTATCTTTTATATTAGAAGAGGCAATGCCTGCCAATTCTAACTCTCTTTTACATGCACTAATTAAACCTTCAATTTCGCTATCATAAGCGGTATTGTTGATTCTTAATGCTAGTTTTACTTTGTTTAGCATTGCCTATTACCTCCTTAATTAAAGACTAGTAGCCATTTTTACGAATGCATCTTCGCATGCTGGTTTACCATCAAATATACCAACACCAAGATATTTATATGAGTTAGTATTAATATCGAAATCTTTCTTAACTTCAATATCTCTATTTAAGTTACCAACATATTTTTTGAAGTTTCCTAAGAATAATACTCCATCAGTTACTTCATCAGATAGAATTACATTGTAACCATAAACATAGTATTCGTTTCCTTCAACTCTTACTAAGTCATGCTTAGCATTGTCTTGTAATCCCATGATTTGATTGAATAATGTTTTCTTATTCATTAAGAATTTAGCACCTTTGTCATATCCTGCTGGTAATAAACCAATTAAAGATCTAACATTAGCAGCAGTTACACCAGTAGAGCCATTGTATTGAACTCCATTTGTGTTATTAACATAGCTAATTGCATTGATACCTTTAACAGTACTTGAACCAGTACCATTGATTATTTCATATTCAATCTTAGTTGCGATTGATTCAGCAAGCATTCTTACTAACCAATCCTCGAAATCTTCAACACTCATTTGAAGAATTGAATCAGATACTTGAATTAATTTAGTAAATTCATATCCGCCCAATGTAACACTTGTTAATACTGCAGTTGCATCAGCATTGATACCAGTAGAGTTTTCTGTATGATATCCAGCATCTGCTCTTGTAGTTTCAACAGCAAATTTTAAACTTCCAGGAACATGGAACAATTCGATTTCACCTAGTAATGGTACTAATTTTACCATTTTATCGAAAATCTTTTCAGCAGTTTCAGTTGGGATAACTGCAGTTGTTGATGTACTTAAAGCTCTTTCTTCTTCACTTAATTCCTTTCCTAGTAATTTTTTGAAATAAACACTTCTTTCATTTACTTCCATTTTCTTTTCTTCCTTTCTTTCTTCAGCAGTTTCGATTGTTTCTACTTCTGCAATGTTATTTTTTACCATTTCAAGAGTGGCATTTCTCTTTTCACCAGCTTCAATTAAAGATTTTCTAGTTTCTTCTAGTTCTTTAACTCTAGCCTCTGCTGCACTTATTTCTTCTTCTGACATTTCCTCTTGGCCTTCAAGTTTTTCAGATAAAGAACGAAGTTCAGCTTTAATTTCGTCTAAACTCATTACATTTCCTCCTTTAACTCGTTTAGTTTGATTTGCATTGCTAATTTTCTTCTAGCAAGTGCATTTTTTGCTCTCAAGTTCTCCAACTTCTCTTTTTCACCCTCCAGTGTAGAAAGAGCACGAGCATATATAGATGTTGTATCGTAGAATGGGGTGTCCACCACACTCACATCGAACAACTTATCTATCCTAAGTATTGTTCTTGTATCAGTTGCTAAATCCCATTTTTCTTCTTCAACAGTAAAAGCAAAAGACATCTTATCTAGTAATCCAGCTTGAATCATTTTATAAATATCTCTATTTGAAGTTGTATCAATCAATTCAGCACGAATAAATAGTCCTTTATCATCAATTGATAAACTCAATGATTTATTTCTTGTTCTAGCCAAAATTAAATGACTATCATCATGGTTATATTTCAAGCAAACATCCTTCATATCACAGCCATTAAATGCATCACGATCTATTATTTCAGTAAAGCCATGTGTAGCTGGACTATCAAATACAACCGCATATCCTTCAACGATCATTTTTTCTTCATTTTCTTCATCAGCTCTTACCTCTAGGTTTTCAGCTAAAAATCTTATTTCTTTTTCTTTATTCATTACAATTCCCTCCCATCTGGTAAAATAAAAACAACTTTTTCTTCTTTATAAGTTGCTTTTAAATTATCTAAATATTTTTTAGTATGTATTCCATCAATCTTGATTATCGTTGGTTTCGCTATTTGTTTCTTCGGTGCTTTCTTCATTGCTGTTTCCACTGTCTTTTCCACTATCAATCACATCCTTATCTAAATTCTGAACTTCAGTATATTCTTTTCTTATATATCTCTTATCACCATCTTCAACTGGTGGAAGATTCCATATTGCCATTACTTGATTTACTGTAAATATTCCTCTATCAAATAATTGCTGTGAAACACTTAATTTAGTTGCATTGCTAATAAACTGTAATTTAGTACTTTCAAGAACTACTTTTAATCCTCTCTTCGCATCTTCTTCTTTAACTATCATATTTGTTAATACTTGGCTTATTTGAATTGCTATTGGTTCAATAACATCTTCATAGAATAAGTTCCATTGATCTTCAGATGCAGTATTTTGAATTATTGATTCACTACAATGAAAATAATTAAATACATTGTTCTTAATTATATCCATGTTATCTTTATCAACGATAAATGGCTTGCTATCTACTTTTTGAATATCAGAATATTTATTATCAAAAATCATTACACCGCCATTGTTTTCAACTGACAATTGACTATCTCTAATTCTTTTTTGTTCTTTAACTAGATCCTCATCATTAATAACATTTGTTAATTTTGCAAGGAATCTAATCATAGCACCGCTCTTAACACCTTCTTTAATTCCTTGTTCTTGTGTATTAATTAAATCCATTGTTGGTGCTAATGCTGAATTAGATTCGCCCATGTATTCTTTTTTATAATACATTCTTCTTAAATGACCTACACGATCATGTTCAATGCAATATTTTTCTTCATTAATTTTATAAACTAGGTATTCAGTTCCTTCAAATAATACTATTTTAGATCCTTCAGATCGTACTGGATAATATCCAGCAACTTTTGTTCCATATTTATCTGAGTAAATTGGAACGATATAAGCATTATTTTCAACCAATAGTATTGTGATTAATCTATACAAGAATTGCTGTGTAGTCATTAATCTATTTGGTTTATTTTGAAGAAATGTTTGAATATCTTTATAAACTTTCTTGTTTGTATTAATAACAGGATTTAATTTGCTGCATTGAGTTGCAATTTTATCAACACATGTTCTTGTCAATGCCATTTCATATAATCCACCGCTAAAAGTTGAATATACTGGACTATATCCATTTATCAACTTAAAGGTATTTGTTAAATACTTCTTAATTTTCCTCTCTTCAACTTTCTTGCTAAAAAATCCCATTTTTTTACCTCCTATTGTAAGCCTTAAAGTCATCAAAGTGTCTCTGATAAACTACATATGAATCAATAAGGCTGACTGTTCCATCGATTCTTTGTTTACTATTTCGACCTTTAACTGGTCTAATATTGTCATTTTTATCAATCTCAATTTGTGTATTGGTCAAGCACCATTTTAAAATTGGATTGTTATTGTAATTTATTAAATGTGATTCCAAATCACTTGCTAACATTTTCATTGGAGTGGACATTGTTTTTGCTCCCTGAATAACTTCTTCAAGTACATATCCATTTTGTTTCATTTCTTCAGCCCATTGATTAGCTCCCCATGGATCATATCCTACCCACAAAGTATAAATTGAATATTTACTTCGTAATTCGTTATACCATGCAGTTACATCAGAAAAATTAACCATTGTTCCAGGGCAAAATCTAATATATCCATCTTTTTGCCAAATACTATATGGCACTTTATCTTCTTTTTCTTTTTGAGTTGCTCTAGCTTCTGGAATAAAGTACATTTGGCTTAAATATAATTTTTCTTCTTTCATTATCAAGCAACTAGCACATGTTAAGTCGCCTACACTTGATAAGTCAACCCCACCAATACCATAACAATTCCTTAAAGATTCCAATTCAAATGTCTCTTGATTATTTATTGTTTCAAAAGTAAGCCAACTGCCAACACCTGTTTCTCTAATATTAAAATCTTTTGTCAACAATGTCGGTAAATAATTTTTATCATTTTTTGCTCGTTTAACTTGCTCTTGTAAATAATCAAGGCCTTTTATTGTTCCTAATCCGGGATTTGCTTTTTCCCACATTTTAGAGTTTGTCCATTCTTTTCGCTCATCCAGTTCATAGATAAAGCTTATGAATCTTTCATCCTCTTTTTTGTCATACAATATCTCATTGCTTAATTCATATAGATCATCATAAATATTTTCTCTGACAAATCCAGCAGTTGATATTGTAAATAAAATAGGCTGCTGTCTAGCACCCATTGATTGTTTACTTACATCGTAAATATTTCTATCCTTCCAGGCATGTACTTCATCCAATATTCCACAGTGCATATTTAAACCATCTAGTGTATTACTATCACTAGCTAATGGCTCGAATGTACTGAATGTTAGATCTACATACAAGTCTGATTTTCTCTTTCTAATATGCTTTTGTAGTAAAGCACTTTGACTAACCATGTTCTTAGCTTCATCAAAAACTATTTTTGCCTGGTCTTTCTTACCAGCAACACAGCATACTTGTGCTCCACCTTCATTGTCGGCAAACAACATATATAATCCAATTGCCGAAAGCAATGTTGATTTTCCATTTTTTCTGGCAACTATTGTAAATACCTCTCGATATCTTCTCAATCCATTATCATCAACAAAACCAAATATACTTTGGATCATTGCTTTTTGCCATAAATCTAAAAGAACCGGTTTCCCAGCCCATTGTCCTTTACTATGCTTGCAGAACTTCTCTATGAATTCTATTGGTCGATTCGCTTTTTTTAAATCGAAATGATATTTACCAGGATTATTTAGATCGTTCACAATCTTTTCATACTGCCTTAGCAGCTTCTTGCAAACGATTATCTTCCCACTCTTAATAAGATTGTAATATGCTAAAATATAATTCATTACTTACCTAAAAAATCCTCTAGCTCATCCTTTTGACCAGTTGACTTCTCATCCTTAGTAAAATCACACAATTGTTTCAATACTGTCTGATAACTTTTAACAGTTTCCCTATAATCCTTCAACAATGGATTCGCTTTTGTAAAAGTTTGGCTTGCATTTATTGTTGTTGATGTATATTTCTCAATACTCATCAACTCTTGCTCCATATCTTGAGACATTATTAACAAAAAAGCAGCACGATCTATTAATTTATCAATTATTTCTTGTTTTTCTTTAGAAATTGCCTTAAAAGACTTCTTTAAATTAGCCTTTTCTTTGGTAATTCTTGCCTTCCTTACAGTTACTTGTTCCATATATCACTCCCATTTAACCCCCTTCACTTAATTTTATATTCCCAGGCTAAGAAAGGTTCAAGGGGCGGTTAGTTTAAGGCCTCCTAGGGCTGTTTATAGGGGGTGGTATAGTGGTTTTTAAAAGAAAAATATATAAATATTTTAAAAATTATTTTTTTATTTTTTTCTAAATTTTTTTTATACTATCTATGCTATAAAAATATATCATCCCTAAGCCACAGTCTAAGCCATGTTTCTATCTCTTTTCTATCCCTCATTTTTTGGATTATTATATTCGTATGTTAAGCTACCTTCCCTAGGATAATTATAATGATACATTAGTTTCTCAGTACATACAAAGGTAGGAGCCTTACACATTAATGCCTCATGGAATAAAGCATCTTCACCATACTGTAGCCCCACTCTATATCTAGTTTTAGGATACTTATCTATGAAGGATTTCTTTATAAACTTAAATGCACCAACCCTATTCATAACCCTATATTTATTTACTTCGTATATATTGCCATGATTATCTATCATGTCATAAAACACTATATCTACGATTTGTAGATCTTTCTCAAATATTTCTTCAAATATAGCTGTGTCTATATAATCATCAGCATCAACAAATAATACATATTCACCTTTAGCATTTGCTAAGCCTTTATTTCTAGCATATGAAACACCATGATTTTTTTCTAAGTTATATAAGTGAATATCTCTACGATTTTTAGTTTTTATAAATTTCTCAATATTTTTCTTCGTGTTATCTGTAGATCCATCATTTATTACTAAAATTTCCATACCGCTTTTTTTAGGTATGCTTTCCAAGCATCTTATTACCAATTCTTCTTGATTTAAAACTGGTATAATTACTGATAATTTCATTATCCCAACCTCTTTCCTGTACGTGCAATAAAATTGTCTATGTCGCTAGGATAATCAAAATCATCGGTTTCATCATCCCATAAAATATCATATTCATTTGGTAAATCTTCACGATGTGTATAAATATCAGTCCATCCAGCTAAAAATCTATTTATTGTCCAGTCATTAGTTAAATTTATGTTGCCATCTTCGCATAATTGATTAAAAACTGATAAATTATTTATCCACCAATCTACATCAACCACTTTATGAATATATCCTTCGCCCCATTGCTTGCCAGTATGAGGGTTAGCATTTAATCTACACCAATGCCCCCACTTTTCTATCTTACGATTTATACAATCTTTAATAATTGCATCTGTATAATAGCAATCACCATTTAATAAAATAAATGGCTCACGATATTTCTTCGCTATTGCTAAAAATAACTGTCTTTTTAAGCTGCAATTTTCAAATCTATCATTACTTGCATATTCATCCTCAAATTTGCCAATAATAATTAGATCATTTTTTGCAATTCCATTTTCATGGCATAATCTACACATCCTATGTAGAATTGTTTCACCATCAATTTTAAGTAATTGCTTTTCAACCCCTTTGTAATTCCCCCATCTAGTTGCATTTCCATCTGCCAAAATCAATACTTTCATTTTACCTCCGAACTAGTTGCCCACTTACATCAAAATAAAGTCCATCAATTGTTGATGGGTCTTTATGATGAATTTCAGCATGGCAATCTCTACATACCGGCATTAAATTTTCTTCTGATAGTGTTATTTTTGGATCATTTATGTTGGTTGGATTCAACCAGATAATATGATGCACTATCTCAGCCGGCTTATCTTTGCATTTTTGACATATATAATTATTCTTTGACATGATATAATCTCTTGTATCTTGCCAACTTTTACTTTCATAAAAACTTTTAGCCCAATCTTTTGCCATAATAACCTCAATATATAATAAAAGAGCCATAAGGCTCTATTTTTTTGAAAGGAGGTGATACATGTCGTGTATCACGATGTCTTAGTAAATACTGTAGAATAGATATAACAAGTTTCGCACTTGTAACTCTGCTCGATAGCACACTCCACCCTTTTATCGTATGCCCTATGTTTTACTGCTGCATACAAGGACAGCTTTATGTTTTGCTACTTAAACTATACATCTACTCTACACTACCTACTAAGGTAGTGCTTCAAAAACTCGGAGGTGAAACAAATCTTTTATCGATTCTTTCACAATACTAGTATATACCTAGAATTTTCCGATTTTTTCCGATTTTGTAATTTCATATAGATTTTTCTTTATTTCATCGATATAATCATAAGTTCTACTTAATGAAAAACCTATTAATTTACTGAAATGTTTAGGTTTTCTATTCTCAATCCATCTGTAAATATAGATCTTGTCATAAACAGTTCCAGATTCTCTCATTTTTATTTCAAGTTTTTTAAGCTCATAATTTAGCATATCACGGGTGTTTCTACTCTGGTTGATTAAATTATCGACCTCTTCCATTTCGCTCGTGTAATTGATTAAATTTAGGTCTGTGTAGGCATTAGAACCATCAACCATTACCTGTTTTATTTTTGATGCACCAGGAATAACTGCTAAAATTAATTTACTTTTCTTTTCTAAAGTTTCATTGTATCTTCTTGCAGCTTCTTTATATTGTTTTAATAGTACATGATATTCTAAATACATTTCCACCTCTTCCTATTCTTTTGGCATTTCATAAACAGCAAGATTATTATTTACATTATATAAGGCATTTCCATCAAAATCACTAAATCCAGTTCCTTGTGTAAACATTAATAGTTGCTCTATATCATCTAATACTTCTAGTGCTCTTTCTTCTGTTGCATAACTACCTAATTGTGAGCCATCACCGCCAGAATTACACCAAAGAGTATAATCATCAGTATAAACAACTGAACTAGTATCTTCTAACCATATTGACTTTACTAATACTAAACTTTCTCTATTTTGACTTCTAATCCATAATTCCATTATTTACCACCTTCTGCTGAAACCATCATATTTATCTAGATAATCTTTTAATTCATCAATTGTACTTCTAGTACTATCCATTATTGGCGGATTATATGCGCTAAAATAATCTCTATCATCAGGAAAATATAAAAATAATACCCATCTATATTCATTTTCTAAATTTGTTTCTATACATAAATGATATTTATTCTTATTAATTTTTCCGCTTATTTTAATTAATTTTTCTATATCTTTATTCATTTTTCATCCTCCTCAATTTTAAATAATCTTACCCAACTTCCATCTAAAGTTTTCTTTTTATCGATTAATCCTTTTCTTTTTCTACAAATATGTGAATGAATTACTCTGATACTGGTTTTAAAATATTCAGCACATTCTTTATAACTATCGAACTCCATAATGTAATTATCTTCTAAATCATACATCGCTATCATTCATATTACCTTCGTTTTTAAGCATGTTCTTTAATTCAGTTAAATAAGCAAATAATTTATCTACTGTTTCTACTTGAATAAAGTTTGTATAATCTATTCTTTCAAGTGCCATTTTTATACAACATTCCTTTTCTTCAAGCTTATCTTCTAATTCTTTATTTTTCTTTTTTAATCTCTCTATTTCCCGTTCTTCCCAAGTTGGTTCATCTAATGCATGTATATCTTTATCTGTTAAATATAAATCGTTCATTTCTTTCCCTCATAAGACATTACATAATCTACTTGTTTATCAGTTAAATTAATAAATCGGTTGCAATGTAGCATTAGTACGTATCTTTTTCCCTTTCTTTTTAATAATTTATTTAGTTCCACCTTTGTCACTGTGTTTCTCCTTTATTTCTTTCATTTTGTTATAATAATGTAATGTTGCATCAAAATAACCTTCGTTATAATCATCAAACTTTCTTGTCATCATAAGTTGGTTGTTTATATCTTTTTCTAACTCATTCCAATTGTTAGTTAATTTCTTATTTTCCTTCATCAAATCATTAATATCAGGAACTTTTTTTAGTCTTCTTATTGTTGCTGTTAAATCATCCATATCTATACCTCCATAGGCACTGATAATACTTTTGTTATCATCTTTTGGAATGCCAAAAATCATTTGATGTATTAAATTATCTATTTCTTCATCATTCATTATTACTCACCACTTTCGTATCTCAAAATTTTATCTAAATATTCTTTTGATGTATCTTTATAATTTATTTCAATACCTTTTTCTTTTAGATATTGAATAGTTGCTCTAGCACAAGCACAAGGCAAATCACTTCCATCACATAAATCACAAGCATAGTAATAACCACAAGCATTTAATCCGTTATCATCACTTTCTTTTCTTATCTCATCACTATCACAATATTTTTGAAATGTTTTTTGCCATTTTTTCTTGTCATAAGATGTAACCACATTTTTATCTATGTATTGTGTATCATCAAATAATCTATTTTGCATTATTACTCACCTTTGCTTTCTAAATTATCTTTTGTTGAATCTGATTTTATTTAATATTTCTCTAGATACTTTATCTTTAGTTTTTTCCAAATCAGATAAGTGTTTATAATGATATTCGGTTCTTGAATCACATTTTTTGCATCCATTTCTATAGCATCTTTTAGGTATGTAATCTTTATAAATAGCTTTAAATATATTTTTATATATTCTTTGTTTTATTTCATAATATTTGAATTTAGGATTATCATATTCAATTGATATGCTATCGCAAAACATTGGATATGCACCTTTGCAATTTATGCAATACCATTCACAACCAGGATTCATAAAAGTGCATATCAGAGGTTCTCCACAGTTAGGACATAACTCTATAGTTTTTCTAAATAAACTCATACTTATTCTCCTTTGCCTTCTAATTTCAGTTTTAGTTCCTTATATTTAGAAATAATAAGTTCAAGTGCTACAATGTCTTTAATAAATACCTCATTCGTTTCACTATCATTGGTTAAGAAACTTCTCCTATCATTAATTAAGCTTTTTAATTGTTCTAACATTTCATTATCAGTCATTATTTCACCACCTCTTATTTTGTTGTGTATATTTAATTAAAGCTTCAGTAAGTTTGTGTGTGTCCATTTCAAAGGGGAATCTTTCAATGAATTTATATATATTTCCATGATAAATAATCTCGTAAAAATCTTGTTTGTCAAAACTGATGGCATACATAACGTCTTTGGGAATTGTACTTTCATAGTCTATTTTCATTAATGTATTATCGTTTACATATTCTAAACTTTCACTGGCTTTTAGATATTTTCCTTTAAAGTACATGACAATTCTGTTGGTAACATAATCATATTCGATATTTCTAACTTCTACATCATACATATATCTAGGATTAATATCTTCGGTTTTTTGTATGTTAAAGTCTATAAAATTTCTACAATATGGGCATTTGTGATTATAAAGATGTTCAATGGTTGCACCACATGTTTTACATTTTCTTTGATTCACTTATTTCACCAACTTTACTTCTTTTAGTTCAATGTTATAATTAGACATTTCATATTCGAATAATTCCTTTGCATCGTTTAAATTTTTGGCTCTTATCAATTTGCTAGTAGTTCTATTCAAGTCTTTATATTTATAAATAAATCTATATGTTTTCATAATTATTTCCTCTTATGCTTTTCAATATCTTTTGTTAGTTCTTCTAGTTTTTTGTAATCATCCATTTGTTTCTTCTTACCATTATTTTTTTGAATCTTAATTTCAGTATCTTTCTTTTCTAGTTCTAATCCTTGCAATGCAATAATATCTTCGAGTTCTGTTATTTTATTTTCATATTCCTCTTTTTGATTATCAAAAGCATTAAGTAATTCTTTTGTTTTTCTTTTCTCTTTGCTGTAATTGGTTGTTAATGCTCCAACTTTTCCTGCATTCTTTCTTCTGGCTGTTTCTACCAAACATAATTTTTCTAATGTTATTTTTATATTTTCGCCTAAATCATGAACTGCATCAGTTATATTTTTAATTTTATTGTCGGTATTAGTTAGCAAATATGTATAGTTATCTATTGTTTGAGTTGAGTTCTTTTTTAATTTTTCATACTCAGATTTTTTTATAATCATATATTTCATTCTAATCACCTATCCTAACTTAATCAGTACACAAATTATTGCCACCAATATAATTCCTAAAAAACACATGGCCGCAATTATAAAACTTGTTACTTTACCTTCCGTTCTTATATCTTCTGCTACTAATAAATTTATTGCTCTTTTAACCTTTTCAACCAAACCCACCCTTTTTTTATCTTTTTTGTTTTTCATTTATTCCTCCAATAATTCCAAGATGGTTGCTCCAGCCAATTCTTTTTTTGTAAACACAAACTCAATATTATATCGTTCCTTCATGGTATTCATAATTTTAGCAAGTGTTTCACCTTTAACTCGTGTCCTGGTTGAACTCCAGTTCATGACATCTTGTATTGAACTTATTTTTTGTTCCTTAATCAAGAATATAAATCTCTCACAACCTATTTCTCTAGCTCTTTCAATTTCTCTTTTTACTCTCTCGTGTTCTTTAAGTGAAGTTAAGTTGCCGCACATTTCAAGTAAATCTTTTTTTAGATCTATAATTACTTTCGTGCTATTAACTAACTTAACATCACCGGCATAAAGTTTATTTCTAATCCATTTAACCCCATGAATATCTAAATAATCAGTAACATAACTGTCTTTCTGATTTCTAGTGTCCATTTCTATAATCATAATTTACTCCTAAAATGGTGTTATTTCTTTAAATACTTGCTTAGTTTTGTCATATTCCATTTCTACATAACCAGTTACTCCATCACGATTTTTAACAATATCAACATTCATTTTGATAACTGGTGTAATATTTTTTTTATCTTCGGCATTTCTATAAAGCATTATTACTTTGCTTGCACTGTTTTCAAGTTCACCAGAATCTTTTAACATTGATAAACTTAATTCTTCACTCTGATATGCTCCACGATTTAACTGGCTTGCAGATATAATTGTGCAATCATACTCCAGACACATTTGTCTTAATTGCTTTGCAACCTCAGTTGCTTGTTCATAAAGTGATTTTGTATTATCAGCCCTGGTTAATCCTAAATGGTCTATGAATAAAACTGTATGTCTATTTTTGTCTTTATATTTCATTAAGACATTTTTTATTTGTCTAATATCATTTGCTTTATGTTCTACAATAATATTTGCATCTTCAATTTTTTGTTTAGCTCTTTCAATAGAACTTGCTTGATAATCACTTTTAGGTTCTAATATATCATCAATTGGAACACTTGCCTTAATTGAAATAAGTCTTTTATAAATTGTGCTTTTACTCATTTCCATATTGAAATAAATACATTGATACCTATCCATTAGATCATTCATTAAATTAAGCATAAATCCAGATTTACCTTGCCCAGTCATTGCACCGATAATTAAGAAATCACCTTGAACTAATTTTAAAAAATTATTTAACTTACTATAATTATTTAATCTAACTTCAACTTTTTCAGTGTTAATATTTTCGTTTAATTCCTCAACACTTATTGTTGTGCTGCCTTTAATTAATTCAATGTCATCCAGTTCTTTCATTTTCTTCATAAATACATCGTAAGATATTTCTTGCTTTTCTAATTTCTTATTAAGCATATTAACTATATCTTCTTTGTAATATTTAACAATATTTTCTTCGGCAACCTTTAATTGTTCCTTCCATGCAGTCTCAAAATGAAATGTCTCAAATATTAACTCGCACATCTTCTCAATATTTGCATCACGATGTTTCTCTACAATTTTAACTGGATTAACTATGCCATATTCCTCATAGCATTCTTTAGCATATTCAAATATTTTTGCATTGCTTGAATTAACTAAGTATTGCGATCTAACCTGTGTAATATCAAACAATTCATTTCTATTCAACAATAAAGATAAAAACTCGTTTTCGATTTCTTCTCTATTATCTCTACTTATTCCTAGCATTATCCTAACCTTCGACTTATATCTTGCTTTTTAATCTTGCCATTTTCTAGATCTTTCTTATACCAATTAGTTAAAACTAATTTCCAGTTCTTTATTGGCAAACCATTTCCATTTATCCAACCTATACCTTCATAATAATCAAAAAATCTTTCACAATATTCTTGGGTGATACCTAAGGATGAACCATAAGAAATGATTTCGGAAAGTGTGTGTGAGGGTGAGGGAGTTGTCTCTCTCACATTCTCATTTTCATTTACATTTACATTATCATTCTCATTTACATTCTCATTAGGTTGTTTTTTGGTTGTTTTTGAAAACGACCATTGGTTGTTTTTGGTTGTTTTTCGTGCATTTTGGTTACCTATTGGTGCACCGCCTTTTTTGCCATTTTCATACCTTTCATAGTTGGCTAAAATCTGCGGTTTTATTAGTTTAAATATGGTTGCAGGCATTCCAGTTAGCTTTAGTTCTTTTTGGTTTAATGAAAGTTCGCAAATTGCTTCATATACTTGTAATTTGTCTTTAATTTTTAAATCTTTTATTGCCTCATAGAAACTTCTATAAAATACAAAACTTTCTTTCATAAGGAATTACCTCCTTACAAATCAATTCCAGTTCCATCTAATAAATCATGTAATTCTTGATCACTTACTTCCCTTGCTCCAGTTGATTTATTACTTTTGTCTCTATAAAACTCCTCATAATCATCAACTGACACATATTTACCATTAAGCAATTTAACATCAGGTATTTGAATTTCATTTAATTTATCTAGACTTCTAAACTGTGTTAATTTAGTTGCAACCTTTACCTCTTTCTTATCATTTTCGTACTCTTCCCAACCAAATACTCCTACTATCTTTTTATTCTTAAATTGTCCTAAATCAAGTTCCTTACCAGCATCGGCAACAATCTTCGCACTTGGGTTAGAATGTTGAACTGCTGTAATAAATCCTTTTAAATATGCTGTTTGTTCTGGCTTTAATGATAGATATCTTTTACCAGCACTAGGCCATCTCTTTTTATCGCTTGTATCTGCATCATATTGCTTTTGAAAATATCCATCAAATTCTTCACCCTCAGCAATGTCAACACATACTTGTAATGATGTATTTCCAGATTGCTCGCTTGTATATTCTCTAACATCAATTATTTTGCAGATGTGTGCCCCTAAACTTAAACTTGTAAATTCGCCAACTTCTTTAGCTTCAACTTTATCGTAATCGTTTGGTAATACCATAATTATTCAACAACCTCCTCAATTGTAGTTTTAATACACATAACTTTATATTTTGTTGTTCCTTCTCTTTTGTTAAGGTATTCCATTAACATTAATGATAATTCTTTGCTATCAAATTCAATAGCATCGCCAATATCTTTGCTATCACTTATACTGCCCCTATAAATGTAATGAACATATTTTTTACTTGCAGTTCCTTCATTAAAATAAATTATATATTTTTCCATTATTTTGTTTCCTCGCTTTCTTTCTTATCTAAATCATAGTAATCTCTAATAATGTCATCGACTTTCTTTAAATCATTTTCCATTTCTTCTTGTTCAAACATTCCAATCGGTGTTTTAACACAGTCTTGTCCATTGTTTTTTAATCTAAAAATATAGTTTCCATTTTGGATCATTGACCTAATGCATACAGTAAACATACCTTGAATATTTACCTTATCATCAAGTAATTTACCAATAGTCTTTGGTTTAACATTTCCATCATCATCACTATCTTCATGCATAATTAGATAAACTGTCTTGCCACCTTGTAAGTTTTTAATTCCCTGGATTAGATTCCAGAAGTTATTTGCTAGTTCATTGTATTTATCAAATCCTTTAATGCTTGATTTACTCATGAACTCAGTTGTAATTAGATAATTTGCATCATCAATTACGATGGTTTTCTTAGTTGTTTTAGCAATAGATGCTAATATTGTTTGATAGTCATCAAGTTTAGGTGCATTTAAATCGTTCTTAAATGGTAATGGTTTACCTAAAACATTAACTATTGCTATCTCATCCTTTTTAAAATTTCTCATTGAAGCTGATTTGCCGCTTCCGCTTTTACCAATTAATAAAACTGGTACACTGTTCATATGTTTCACTCTCCTATTTTCATAAATTTTAATTACTTCTTCACGAAGTTCTAATGGTTCGATAATCTGATAATTATCCTTTGTGCAATCAAAATATACAATTGCTTTTTCTTTAGGTACTAAGCCTGTCATGTATTCGATCTTATAACAGTATGCATTTAACTGTAATGAATAATGAATAAAGTTGCAATCCTCGTATTTATTAAGAGGTACTAGCATTTTCTTATGGCCATAACTTTCAAATTCAATCTTTTTATTGCTCTTGAAATCAGCTACAAGTAGATCGCCAGTATATTTATTCATTAATACAATATCGGTTGCACCGCATTCATCATAATCTGGTACACCTAAATAAATTTCACAGCCGACTAATTGATATATGTCTTTGTAATCGTTATAAAAATTAATTGCTTGTCCACTCATTACTAATAATTCTTCTTGCATTCTTCGTTTATTAAGTTCTGGAGGTATATCCTCGTATGTAAATATATAATCCTTACCTTCCCATAAACTTTGTGCAAATTCGTGGATTTTTGAGCCTTTTATTGTCGAGTGTAAATTTTCAATTCGCCATTCTTCTAAGACTTGTAATTGACTTACACCTCGTTTACTAGCTACTAAACTTGACATTTCCCACTTGTCAAATTCATTTTCATATTGACCAATTAAGCCAGTTGTACTTATACCTACTTTTTCGCCTTTGTAAGTATAATAATGTCCATCAGGATAAAATTTATAATCATCGAACACCTTTAATTTCTCTAATATTTCATTCATACTTTTATCCTCGTTTTTGACAAAAAGATACTTTTATGTTATATTTAATACATAAAAAGTTTTACCAGAACTTTTTTTCTTTTTATCTACTAATTCTTTCATATAAATAATTTCCAGATTCTGCTACAACAATTAATGAAATTATAAATACAACTAAGCCAAAAGGTGTAAATCCAACTAACTGTTTGCTAAAAAATGGTTTAATAGTAATTGCATAAACAGCTTCGATTACAAAATAACTTCCAGCAATTAGTGATATGAAATTCCATATTGCTTTTTTATTTACCTTTCTTTTTTTCATTTAAATCAATCCCTTTCTCATTCTATTTGCTTCTCTTCTGATAAGTGCCACATCTATATGGCATTTTTCGATTACCTTTTGAGTTGGTATCAGTTTTGGTCTAGTTTTAAAATAAAACTCACCATTAGCATCCATTTCATCGGTTATACTTTTTCGTAAAACATCAATAGTATTTCTTCCAGCTGGGATTAAAATCATCATTCCTTCAGTATCAATCCATGCTCTATTTATTACTGATTCCATCTCAATATAATCTGATGGTTTTCTTTTTTTAGTTTTCATTGATTTTTCCCTTCCAATTTTTGTAAACTACTAGTGAATATTTTCACACATGTTTTTAAAAAAAATATAAATACTAATACCATAGAAGTCCAATATTTTTTCTAAAACATCTAGTTTAATTTTTTCACTATGATTTTCATAAAAAGATATCGTATTCTTGTGTATTTTTATAGCATTTTGAACATCTTGCAAGGTATATCCATGTCTGATTCTAAGTGCCTTTAATTCCTTGCCAACATCCTTTGCTACCATTCCTATCACCTCCAATCATAATTCGATTATAAGTGAATATTTTCACGTTGTCAATACTTTTTGTGAAAAAAATCACTTTTTTATTGAAAATTAAAATAAAATAGTGTAAAATTACAATTGAAAGGAGTGAGATAATGAGCGAATATTTTAGAAAAAATCTAAAATTTTTAAGGGTGAAAAAGGGATTGTCGCAAAGTCAGTTAGCAAAAAGAATAAACAAGGATCGCTCATCGATTGCTTATTGGGAATTAGGTAAGTCCGAACCATCGATTGAGAATGTTATAAAGATTTGCCAAGTTCTTGATGTTCCTATTTTTGACTTAACTGGTAAAGATTTAACCATTGAAAGTGAAACTAAACATGAAGATAATGAATTAGATAAAATACTATTTAGTAAAGCTAAAGAATTATCTGAAGAAGATAAAAAAGTAGTTATTAATGTTATTAATTCAATAAAAAGAAATATAGATAAAGAAGAAGATAATTAAGAGGTGCATTCATATGTTAAAGGAATTATTATTAGGTAATATTACTCAGGATGAATATTTTAATCAAAACAACATATTATTATTATCTGATAGATTACCTTATAAAGTATATGGGTGTGTCTTTTTATATAGGGATAGATATTGTATAGTAATTAATAAATCTTTATCAGAATATAAGCAAAAAAAAGCTATATTGCATGAAACAGCTCACATTGAACTAAATCATTTATTTAAGAAAAAGCATCTTCTAGAATTTAAAATTGAAGGTCTAGAGGATGAAGCTGATGAATATATAAAAAGAATTGAGGAGGAAATAAACTATGAATAAAGGCGGTTTTTCTTGGAAACGATTATTAGGTGTTTCAAAAGTAAAATCAAAAATTTCTAGATCTATCGGAATACCTTTGACTAAAACAGGTAGGCAGCAAAAGTTAGGTAGAACTATAACCAAATTATTTAAATAGAAAATGAGGTCGAGGTTGAATGCCAGTATATAAGACAAAAGAAGAAAAAACTAAAGACAATAAGATATGGTACTTCATGGTATCATACACCGATTTACTTGGCAACAAAAAAAGGTATAAGAGTAAAAAGTTTGCAACTAAGGAAGAAGCTACAAAAGAAGAAGCTAAATTTAGATTATCAATTGGCAAAGAAAAAAACGAAGATTATACATTTAACCGAATATTCGATGAGTATTATGTTTATAAATCAGATAAAGTTAGACCTACTAGCTTATCTAGATTAACAGTACAATATAAACATGTTGAGCCTTATTTAGGTAAAGTTAGAATATCAAAACTAACTTTAGAACAGTTTACTCAATGGAAGAATGAAATGAATAAGACTAATCTATCAACCAGTTATAAAAATAAGATCTATTCGTTAATTCAGGAATTAATCAATTATTCTAATAAGATGTATAACATTAATTCCATAGTTCCAGAAAAGATTGGCAAGTTTGTTAATCCAACTGAAATAAAAAAAGAAATGGATTTTTATACTTACGATGAATTTCAGCAATTCATAGGTGCAGTTGATGATCTAACATATAAATGTTTTTTCTCACTTATTTATTATTGCGGACTTAGACTTGGTGAGGCACAGTCTTTAAATTGGAATGATATAGACTTTAAAAATGGTAAGTTATCTATTACTAAAAGTTTAACAACAAAGATAAAGGGGCAAAAATATGTCATTATGCCACCAAAAACTAAAAATAGTATAAGAACATTACCAATACCAAATAAAGTTCTAGAATTGCTTAAAACACTTTATAAGCAGTGTAAAGATATTCCAGATTTTAATAAAAAATGTTTTGTATTTGGAATCTTCTTCCCTTTACCAGATACAACGATAAAACAACGAAGGGATAATTATTGTAAAAAAGCGAATATTAGAAAGATAAGAATACATGATTTTAGACATTCATGTGCTAGCTTATTAATCAATAATGGTGCAAATATTACTTTGGTTGCTAAGTACCTAGGGCACTCAAATATTAGCATGACATTAAACACATATTCGCACATGTACAAGTCGAAGTTGGAAGAGATTGTAGATCTAATCGACAAGATGTAATTTTAGGGGCATTTTAGGTACACTTTAGGTACACTTTTTCTAAAAACACACAATTTTTGACAATTTTTAAAACATTGAAAAATGCGTAAAACCTTGATTTTATTGGGTTTTATAAAATGCCTGGTAGCAACATTTAAATCTCTCCTACTCCGCCATTAAGTAATTAAGCCCTTATAAAATAAGGGTTTTCTTATTGCTAAAATGGCGTTAGGTACATTTTAGGTACATTTTTTTTGCAAATTGAAAATAAAAAAGCACAGTAAACCGGATTTTACTGTGCATTTTTCCATTTATAAGCGGACTTTTTCACAATCATTGTGCATTTATATATTTTCTAGCGGTTTCTAAATCTAGATTATAATAATTCATACCATCAAAGCAACTAGCTTTATTGTTAACTATTTTAAGTAGTATTTCAGATATGTTCTTATTTATGCCTAATTCTTCGCAGAACATATCTTTTTCTTTACCTCGTAGTATTTTACTAATCATACCTTTTCCTCCTCTTGGTGGCTTATTTTAACACTTTATTGTGTCGAAATTTGTCGAAATTTGTCGAATTAGCATAAAAAAAAGAAGTCATTCTGTTACTAAAATGCCTTCTTTTATATTTTCTAAATTTTGTTTTAGTTTGCCTTTAGTGTCTAAGTATTGCATTCTTTGAAGAATCTTTATAAGAACATCACCATCTACTTGTCCAACTACAAAATAATTCGTTTTACTTTTCTTAAAATAATGTAACTGGTCAGCTTTTATATAGCCATTTCTTAAGTCATGATTGTTAATGGTTCCATCTTTTTCTTTTATTTCTATATTTTCTTTATATTTTAATTTCTTTGTTTTCTGTTCCTCACTTTTAAAAGATGACATAACCGCACCAACAAGGTCAAAATTTAATCCTTCTATTTCACCATTTTTATCGTTAACCACAACAAAATAATGCATACTGACTTGATTACTTCCATCACCAACAAATTTTGATACTGCAATAATATCGCCTAATTTACACATACTGTATTTCTACTCCTATCTATTTTTTGGGCAATTCTACTACTACTTGTCCTTTTTTCTTACCACTTAATATTTCTTTTTCATTTGACCATTTAAAAGGTATAACATCTTTAAGCGAATTCTTAGGTGCGTTAGGTCTAGACTTTTCAAAGAAATTTAATGGCAATCCTTTTATAGTTTCCATAATACACACCTCCTATTTTCCATAAT